TATCTACTACATTAGTAATGTTGTCATGTGCAAAATCTTTTAAAAATGTAAAATTACCTTTCTTTAAATCATACATATAAGTATCACCATCACCACCACAATTCTTAACTACATATATTAAACTAGTAGCTTCGTCATATATAATCATTGAGTTAGTAGATACAAAACTATACCAAGTATTGTCATCTATTTTATTCTCAGATAGATCTGTTATTTGTGAGCCATCATAAAAATACAAACCTTGTTTATTTACCCAGACTACACCATATTGAGTCTTTACAACTGCACCATGAAACTCTACCCCCATATAGTTCTTACTATCTTCTAAGAACCAATTAGTATCACTAGGACTAGATATATTTATAATATCTAAGCTTCTTCTTTTGTAGGCTAATAATCTATCAGCAAATGATTGTATAGCTGTATATGAATCAGCATCTCCTTTAGCCGCTTCTATAAAATTAAATGAAGGAAAAGTATCCAATCTATTGGGCATAGAATACATAATCCTATCAGGAAAATGAGTAACATCTGCTTCACCAGCTAACCCTGATATATTATGTTGCCCCTTATTTTCATCTTTAACTCTAGTATTACAAACAAATACCCTATTATTTGACACTACTGAATCTTTATATGTCTCACCAATACCACCAATATGATTTGAAAAAATATTAGATGGATAACCATTTATGGTTTCGTATGTTAAGAAACTTAAAGAATCAACATCTAAATATGTTGTTACTGAATCTCCAATGTAAAACTCAGAGCTGTTAGATGCATACTTCCAAGGTGTAAAATCTCCAGATAGATCTGTTCTTGCACCTTTTGTAAGGTCAATATCTAATAACAAATTAAATTCATCATCAGTACCTGACTCTCTAATATATATTCTACCACCAGATATCCTAGGGTCATAAGCCCCCTTAGCTCCTATTTGTACACTTAGACTTTTAAATGCAGTAGCTGATAAAGTAGTATCTAAAGTTGATACAGGAGAATTATCTAGTTTATTATAATGACTTAATAAACTTTCTTGATTACCATCATACACAAATGATTGTGCAAACTCGTATGTTTTTTCTTCTATCAATCCCTCATTACTAGAAGAAAAGCATTTTAAATTAAATCCTAGCCCAGCAGTAGGATAAGCTAAAGCAGTTCCGCTATCTTTTTCATATTGACCAAATGAGGGTGGTTTAAGATCGTTATCTTTTGCATAATAACCACTATACTCATAAGTATATTGATTACCCGGATATGCAAAATGTTGTCTAGATATCCAACCATACCATTTAACCCTACCATTAGTATCTAAATTAGTATCAAAACATCGTATAGAATCTTCTGATCTATGATATAAAACTTTACTATTAGTATTGTCATCATCATAAGATTGTAGTGTGATAACATCAGTTGTCCATCCACCTTTTTTAGTTGAAAAAACATCTATTTTATGTTCATCGGGGTGAGCAAGCAATAATACTTGATCCCCAGAGGGAATACCAGATACTACTGCTGTTACATATAAAATATTATCACCTTCTGCAAGACCACCTAAAGAAGTAGCTATCATATTATTTGGAGGTCTATTTAAATACACAATATTTGTACCATTACTACCTACCACTGTATATATACCATCCATAGACCCAGCAGTTATACTCGAACCACCAGTACCGGTAGTAGAACCAGATACTAATAGTTCAGTACCAGTAGGAAACCAATTAGCTATATTAATTGTAGTACCAGCACTTGCATTACTCCCACTATCAGGATCTTGTTTTACACTACCATCACTTTGAGCAAATAAATGTATTCTTTGAGTTGACAAATCATAAAAAAAGGAAAATCCTTGACCGCTACTTGCAATATTACCAGTTATATCTAAAGATCTAGTAACACTGTCTGCAACAGCATGATCCGTTTCGAAATAACCCAATCCATAACCAGCTTCTAAATGATCTATATGATCACCAGCGGCTGTTTGATAAGTATCCCCTAGATAATTACTAGAGGTCTTCATATTAAATGCACCACCAATCGCACCTTGTTTAGTAAAGGTTAGATTAGATACATCTGCAACTTCATTATCTGCTATGTCGGCAGGGTCTTTTAGATTATTCAGTCCCCCTGAAAAATCTTTTATTTGATATAATCTCTTTGGCACTGATTACTTTTTTATCAATCCTTCTATAACATCAGTAACAAGATCAACACACTTCTCAAAGAATATCTGTTCTTTCTCTTCACTAACAAAAGGGATATCAATTTTTTTATTTATTTTAGTAGCAAGCTTTTCTTTAAAATCATCAGACTGTACATGCTCAACCATACCATCTGCATACTTCTCTACAATTTGATCTTTAGCCTTATCTATAATTCCTGCTAATATTAGTTTACTCATTTTCTTTTCTCCTTTAGTATTTCTTTTATTTCTGCAATGTCTTGCATCATTACATCTAATTTATATTCTATTAATTCTTTATCTGCCTTTTCATTTAGCTGTGCCTTTAGTGTATTTATATCATACTTCATAAAGCCAAATGCTAGTGTCACCGCACATATCATTGTAAGTATTGTAATAATATTCTCAACAGATATGTTTGTATTTAGCTTCATGCTCTCCTGACTTTCCTAGCTACCTTTTTACTATACTTAGCTTTTTGCTTACCCTTGGCAGAAGCTTGTCTTTTCTTCCTATTGGTAGCCGCACGCTCTGAGGCACTGAGACTCTTCCTAACTGATTCAGGTAAATAACGACCTCTCTTAGCTCTTGGCTTTTTTTCATCTCCCTTGCTGACATAATCCCATTTCTGTTTTGACCATTTAGATAATCTATTACTAGATGATTTAGCACCTTTGTACCCACCACCTCTTTTTTTATAACGCTTTGTAGCAATTTGAGCCTTACGAGCAGACCACTGTCCCGGTCTTCCTCCAGAGCTACCAGCTTTTACAGAAGCTACAATGCTCTTCCACATTTTTTCATTAGTCTTTTTTGCTGTTTTAGCCATTACTTTTTTATCTTTTTTACTTTACCATTTTTTGTTCTGGCAAACTTATGTGTTTTAGTTTCTCTTATTAGTGTGCCGTAGTGCTTCTTACCACCCCACATCCAACTTACTTTCCTAGCCATTACTTTTTTTTATGTTTCATTTGCACCTTAAACGATGCCATTAAACTAGCACCCTTATGTGGTTTATATCCACCGCTAGGATTCTTCATTAACTTAAAGCCTCTACCAGATTTCATCCAGTGATAACCTTTTGGTGCTTTTACTTTTTTATTCATTTAACTACCCTTTTTCCATTTCATAGATTTAGATTTAGTTTTGCTAGGACTCCATTTAACTCGATTTGCCCAGTAGGCGGCACTGAGCTTGCCCTTAGCTATATTTTTTGCATGGCGACTTTTAAAAGCCTTACGTTGTCCTACTGTTTGATTAGTCTTTACACCTTGTTGACCAAAGCGAATTGTCTTTACTTTATCACCCACTTTAGCCACAACTACATGTGACTTCTTAGGATGTCCGGGAGTACGCTTAGGTTTATTGTATCCTGATACACCCGCTCTAGCTAATCTTGGATCTTTCTTTTTTGGCATTACATCTCTCCTTTATCTCTAAGTCTATCTAATTCCTTTTCTATATAATCAATGCGTTGATTTTGTCTTATATCAGCAGGTATCTCTGCATTTTGATTCTCATAGGCTTGCTCTTCCATACGCTCAATATGTTCTTCATTGATAGCTACCTGATATTCTAAAAAAGATATACGAGTATTTAATTGACCATAACCCCATACCATTGCACCGATCAAGCCAACTGCTTGTATAAGCATTGGCAAGCTTATATTAAGACTGCTAGCATCTGATATTGGTTTAGTTTTTTCCATTTAACCTACTTATAATACCTTTTATTTCCGATACTTGATTGTCCAGATCATTAATCTCCTTCGTAAGCGAATCAAATTTTCTGTCAAGCTTGTCGTCACTCTGATTCCACCTCCCAATAAGCTTAATAACCATACCTTCCATGTTCTCAAGTGTTTCACTTTGACCCCTGTTCTCGGTCTTTAGGTCTTGCAAACTTTCTGCCTGCTCCAACCCTCTTTTGTTCATAGAGAATACCATATACACTAGCAAAAGCCCTACGACAGCGATCATACCCCCTTCTGCGTACACTTCCATAAATTCCATTATCTTTTTCTCCGCACTTCACGATTAATAAAATAGTTGTGATTAAAGTCTTCTTCTGTTAAGATTACTTTCTCTTCCTTTTTTTCTTTCCCCAACTTAAAGGGTTTAAATTTAATTCTTCCTCGTACCATTTTAATTGTTCTTGCATTTGTGTTATTTTTATTTCTTCTTGAGCTATATGTTTTTCTACCAATTCTTGAATGTTGGTATCAGCAAGTTCCATTCTTCTCTCAAGATTTCCAATTCTATTTGTAATTTGTAAGTATCCATAAACAACACCAGAAATGGCAACACAAATTTGTAAAAGCCACTTAATGTTAAGATGGATACTAAGGTTATCATCCACCAATCCTGTCTTGTAACTTCTCGCTGTCTGTGGATCGTAATTCTTCTCATTGCTCATACACAACTTCCAAGAAGTACTAAACCACCTAGTACTATAACTAAAAATGCTATTATAGAAACGTAATCTTTCCAGTCTTCGTTCATATTACCATCCACCAAGCCGCACCTATTTCTACAAAAAGATCTGATGCTGTATTTATTGCCCATCGTTGTTTTGTACCGTATGTCTCTTCTGTACCTTCTACATATACCTCAAATATTTCCCAAGCTATGCCAATTATAACAACCCATAAAACAGCCCATAGATCTGATGCACCTAACCATTGTGCTACTTTTGCTATAAATAAACCAGCGGCTATATGATAAGATGTCCAACCATCTAATGCACCTGATTTAACTTGCCATCCGTAAAATGTTGCTAAAGGATTTTTCATATTATCTCTTTATATGTTTTGCACCAAAGTTTTCTACAATTCTAGATAGTAATTCTGCCTTAGTTTCACTATCATTATATCTAATACTACGAGCATCATACCATGCTTTTATTTCTGCTTTAGTATTTGATTCATCAGGAAACTCAGATTGTAATGTAGCAATACCACCTATTAATTGGTGTTTACCTATTACTACCCTACCATGAGTATACCCACAATTATCTTCACATTGAGATACATAGTATTCTTCTATATTTTTAAAACTATCAGAACGCTTTACAACTGTTCCATCTACTTCAACAAAGTAATCATAACCAGCAGAAGGGTAAGTCAAGGTTTCGACAGTTCCATCAGCATACGTTTTAGTGCGTACAGCATTAGGAGTTGTGTTACGATGTAACCTAATTCTACGACCTTGACTACACTTCCTTATAATCATAGCTTACGCTTCAGCTTCCTCTTCTTTATCTTCAGCAAGAGCCTCACGAAGTTTTTCTATGAACGCATCTTTACCAACACTTATTTGATCTAAGTTAAACTGCATAGAGTTCATCTTATTCTGTAAGTCATTAATGTGGTTAAGAAGTGCTTTTTGTTTATCTGTCATATCTTCAATGATATACTCTT